TAACTGCCATCCTCGGAAAAACAGAACTCTGTTACCTGGTCGACGAATGTCATCATTTCCGAAATAGAAAGAAAATGCTTAATCGTAATATCCATATCTCCGATGCTATCGGTAATGACAAGCTGTGGAGTATGTTCGTTTATATATTTTTCTAATGCATTAATCGAAATTCTTTTTACCTTTTCTGCCATATAAAATCCCCCTTTTATTTCTGGTCAAACTTTCTTTTCTTAAAATTCTTGCATGTGTTGTTTTGAATTGCGTCCTGAATTTTGCCGGCCTTTGCATTTTTTAAAACAGAACAATTCCTGCTGAATCGAGTGCATCCGACGCATCTGGAGATAAATTCATCCATCTGAGGCGCGTTATCAAAAACGCCTATGTAATCCACGGGATGAATATTTAATTCTACTCGCGGATTGACTGTATCGTAATAAATTCCCTGCACTCGTTCGCACACAACATTGTCATCAAGCCAGATCAATTGTGTGTCGGTAATAGCATCAAGCATTACTTTGAAATAGTTGTTTGCGTCGCGGTCTATCTTATCAAAGTAAAAAACGGCATCCACATAAAAATGCTGTGTTTTATTGGGTGTATAATCCCAGCCCTGTTTTTCGCACTCGGCCTTAACATATTTCGCAAACTCTTCTCGATATTTAACCGCCTCCGGTGTTTTGTAGGACATCGCCATAGGCCGTCCGTTTTGTATAATCGCTCTGTAGCTCAGGTAATGATTTACAGACGGAGGAATCACGCTTGTCAAAATCAGTTCTATGTTTTCACCCCATAACGAAGAAGAGGCCGCATCCATGCAGATGCAGCCCGTTCAAATTATTCGTCTTCTATGTCATCGTCCCATTCGGAATCGTCTGTATCGTCGTCCCAATCGTCAAAGTCGTCGTCTTCATAATCGGCATCGGCGAAAATGACTACCGGCTCTTCCGGAATATTGTCTTCTGCAACGGGTCTCGTAATTCCGCGAGACTCATTGATTCTTGCAAGATAGATGCTTCCGTGCTCAGGGCAGCATGCCACATCCTGATAACGGAAGATCGTGCTTTTACGCTCAGTCCTGCAGTATGGATATTCTTTTCCGCAGACTTTGCATATTCTAATTCCTTTAGTCATATTAACACTCCTTGATAATATATAGGCTCGGCGTAATGCCGAGCCTATATTTAATTAGCTTACGCGCTAACGGTAATCGCCTGAGTCGTGGTCTTGGTGATAGAACCTTCGGTATACTTAATAAGAATAGAAGTATTACTGGCGGCCAGAGAGCCGTTCGGGGTGTATGTATAGGAACCCGCATTCAGAGCCGCAGAGTCTCCGTTAGAATAATTGGCAGTTACAACCATTCCGGTGGGATCAAAGGTATCTCCTACGGTGTAAGAAGTTGTGGTAGGCGCGGTAGTAATTTCAATGCTGGACAGTAATCCGGCGTCGCTGTCTTCCGCGTTATCACCGAAGACGGTATAAGTCCACAGCAGTCCGGCTGCGCCGCAAGCGCCCGCGAGAGCCTCAGCCTCGAAAGAGTGAACGGTCTGATTGTCGCCCATCTCAAAGGTGAAGTTGCCGTTGAAGTCTGCCTTCGGAATGTAGATCTGCACACGATAGACGTTAGCGCACTTGTCTTCGCCGAACGCATCGACATAGAGAGCGCACTTGCCCGCGAATACGTCGCTGTCGTTTTCAAGAACGTCGGCAACGATCTTTCTCTTGTAGTAGACAACGATCTCTGTGTCGTCTTCTAAGCCGGAGAAGCCGAGGGTCTTGGTAGCGGGGTCGTAAGTGAATACGCCGTTGCTTGCGGTGTCGCCCTGAACGAGCTCAGCACCGAGAGTACCGTCGGTAGAATTTCTCAGGAAGAGACCGTCGATCTCAGCACCGGCGGTGCCGACAGCCTTCCACGCGGTAGTAGCTTCGCCGTTAAGAACGCTAAGATAATCAGTCCACATGACTTCGGTAGCCTTATTCTCAAAGGTGCCGCCAGTCTGCATCTCAAGCAGTCCGCCGGAAACAAGGCCGTTGGAGCCGCTGATGGTTACGGACTTATTGCGCTTAAGGTTTGCCAGTCTGCGTCCGCCCTTACCGGTAAGTTCGGTAACGTCTTCAGACTGCTCGATAGTCGCATTCTGAAGCTCATCGATAGTAAACTTATAGTTACCTGTAACGATATCAAAAGCGGTAATGGTTTCGAGACTGGTAATTACGATATCTTTCATATACGCTTATCCTCCTTGTTTTATTTGTGGGTGAGCCAGTTAAGATCTTCCTGACTCAGCTCCTTCGCGTTAATGGTGCCTGAATAGACACCGTACATTCGATTGTCATAATCAATCTTTTTAATTATTTGTCTAACACTCTCATTAAATTGAAAAATCGAGAGCTCCTTGGTGCTCTCGAAGTCATACTTATATTGTTCGGTGTTGACCATTGCAATTATGAGCGCTTCAAGTTGAGAGTCTTCTTTGCGGTTTTTGCTGTGCCGCATCTTGGCTCTTGCTCGCTCTAACATAAATTTCTTGGCTTCATTATTTGCCGGCTTGCGATTATTTTTTTCCAGGTGGTGGATCTTACGCAGGGTCGCGGCTATCTTGCCGTGGATCGCGCGGTCGATTATAATCTCTCCATTCTTATTGACCAGCGCCAGTTTGCCGTTTTGCTCGTTGACTGCCACTTCAAGATCTGATATGTCCAAATCTCCGAATATGAGGCTTGTGTCCTTTGATTTAAGAATCGGGAACAACAATAAAAAAAGCTCATAGTCGTTGATTGAAGTGAAGTCTATCTTGAGATCGTCAAGCTGTGCCATAAGGTCTATCGGCATTGCCGTCAAGAGAGAGACGAGCCCGTAATACGAATCTTCGTCTTCTATGATTTGACCGACCGTCGGAACAATAATATGGATAGAGTCATTTATCGCAAACTGCTTTTTATAAAGCAGACTTAAAGTAGACATTAATTGTCTTTGCGGTTAGCAGGAACAGGTTTGGTGGGATCGAACTGTCTGTTGAATTCCTTAGCATGGAAAATCAACACCTTTCCTTGATAGTCCGTCTGCGGAGCAAATCTTTTTACAGAGTAAAGATTCAGCTCGCCCAGCCCGTAATACCTGCTTCCGTTTATCGCTAATGCGATCTCTGAGCACAGCTTGTCTGTCCGGACACCACCTTCCGGAAGGCGAAGCTTGCTTTTATGTGTAAAAACCCACACATAAAGCGTGGGTAAAAGAAAGGTTTTATTCAGGGACTTGTCTATATCTACATCAACACAGATATACGTCTTGGCTTCCTGTATTGTTTCGGGAACGTATTCGAACGGGAATACTTGAGAATACACCAGACTTCTGGCGTCTTCAATTGAAACCGTATCGTTTATAAGGTTTACGATTGTTTCGTTTGTAAGCAGATCCTGCATTAATCGATTTTTATAATCATAAAAGTCCTGAAGCTGCATTATAACCACCCTCCATTCCCGGTTTCCGTCGGCGTGTCGGGTGTAGCGCTCGTCCCGGGTTCATTCCCTGGTTCGTCAGATGTACCCGGCGTGTCGCCTGTTGCGGGATCATCAGATGTACCCGGCGTGTCGCCTGTTGCGGGATCATCAGATGCGCCGGATGTATCGCCGCTCCCGGTGTTTTCATTTTCGATTCTCGGAAAATACTTATAATAATCTGCTATACAAAGTTCGTGATTGTCGTCGTCCGTAGAATTAACTTCCTGCAAAACAAATTTAAATGCTCCGTTGCCGTTAAACGACCACCCCAGCTTAAGGGGCTTGCTTAAAGAGTAGGAGAGCATCAAAGGAGATTCGGGATCGTCTATCAGGAACCGGTTCAATCTGTTAAATTTAACGGTATGCTCATTTTTTGCAATTGTCATAGCTATACGAGAGTCGCCCCTGGTTACGACAAAGTTTCTGTCTTCAAACTCACCGGTTAAGTATTTCGTACCATCTTCTATAATGCACCACTGCGTAAAGATACTTCCGTTTTCTATCCACTTGAGTAAATAGTTGCACTGAATCATCTTTGCACGGGTGTATACCGTGGTATTGGCGTCTCTTTCGGTCACAAGCCAGTAATTGTCCATCCAGTATACAAGCCCGCCGTGCTCTATATCTTCTCCGGGCATCGAGAATATAAACTTCTCGTCAAGATTGTCCGTATTGACAATTGCGACATCCCTAGCGTATTTCTCGTCATCTGTGTGACTTGTAATATTGAACCCATGATCCTTATCATAAAAGACCACATGTTGATAAGATAAGCTATCCGGAAGCTTGGTGTTAATAAACCGCACCTCGCGCTGTAGTGCGGCACCGCGCTTCGTCGTCCCATGAGCTTCTATCCTGTCCTGATATATATCCCACATTCCCATTATTGCACCTCGTTCTCGGCGTATATAGCCTTTAACTTATTGCATATGCTGATTGCGCGAAATACTTCTCGTCTTACTTCTGCGGTCTCGCAATCGGGGTTATCAATCATATATTGCAGTATTGATAACAGAGCAAGATAGGACGCATTGGTGCCGAAGTCCGGCACGAACTCCTTATTTCCGAGAAGTTCTATCTGAAGGCTTCGAAGATATACAGGAAGGGTATGCCCTTCGTTCTCTCGTATCGGGAGAATCTTAAAGAACTGATTCACGAGAGATTTAAAATAGTTGCGGATAAGTTCCGCTCCGACCGGTGTTCCGGCTGCAGTATTGATAATCATAAGTGCAAATCCGTCAGGTCTCCGTGATTATAACTGTATTCGCGGATCATTTGTGTATAGTCTCTCTGCGCCTTTGCATAAGCGTTCCCGACCTGCTTAAGCAGTTCTGCAGGAGAATATGTAGTCCAGTCGCGGGAGTTCAAAGCATTCTCCAAGAGCTCCTGCTTGTAAATGTAAGGCTTGAGCCACTGCACTACCATTCCCTCTGAGACAATATCAACGATTTCATCAACATCCGTTTCAGGAATGCTGACGGTAAACTCGCGTTCTTCATCATCCGCGCTGCCGTATAAATTGTATTTGCAATTCTTTCTGAACGCACTGACGGCTCTTTTCAGATACCCGTCAATTACTGCCTCCCTGTTTTCGCTCTGAAGCTTGATAAACTCAAACTCTGTGATCTTTGATAAGAACGCGGAGGCAAACAGATCATAAGGAACGCTCATTTTTCAGCCTCCTTACTTTTCGATAAGTTCAATACCCAGAGCCTCTTCCAATGCGGAAACCATCTTCATTGAGTCAATTTCTCCGCTGGAGATCAGCTCCGTAGCTCTGTATGCAACAGATTTCTTCTGCCCCTTTGAAAGCCCTTTGATGATTTTCTTAACTTCTTCCGGAGACTTTTTGAAAATATCGTCAAACTTATCAATGCTGATTGCATTCTTGTAATACTGCTTTACACCCAGATAATCTACGATCCAGCTCTCGTCGAACATGAACCAATTGTTGATGAAGAATTTCTTGCGGGAGTTTTTGGCATTGCGAAGCTCACGGAGCTGCATTTCCTGCTCCGATCCGAACGAGCTCCACACAAATTTCTCTCCGGTTCTGGGGCTCTTGTAAAGTAGTCTTCCCTGAAATCCGTTTCGAACTATAACATACTGTTCCGGATCTATATCTTTTGCGACAATCGGTTTCTCGACAGTCGACTCCGCCGCATATTCTTCAGTAACTGTATTATCATTGGCGTCCGTTTTGGGTGCAGTATTCTTTGATCTATTGCTGTTAGCCATAATTCATTCCTTTCATTCATGCATTCCCGCGAGGTTTATAAGACCTCGCGGGCGCAGATTATATTCAATTTAGATTTGTGTTTATTAGTCGTTGTCGATCTCGTAACGACCGATGCCAGCACCGCTGTTGCCGGCGAGTACAATACCAACGCCGTACTTTTCAGCGTAGAAATACTCCTGGGTGAAGTCTGCGTTGGTCATAGGATCGCCCATGAGAACAAGCGGATCGCCCTCGCGGACAACCTTGATCGGCTTCTCGTCGCCGGCAATAATGGTAAGCATATTGTCGTCAAGCACAAACTCGGTGGAACCGATCTTGTGGCGCTGAGGAGTAACGATTACCGGAGTGCCGTAGAACTTGCCATAGTAACCGAGGTTGTAGAGATCTTCCTTAGCAGAGTCGCTCTGAATGGAAGATACGAGATTACGGACTGCCTTCTTGGTGCCGATGATAGTTGCGGTCTTTCCGCCGGCAGCAGCTTCAACATGTGCAATAAGGTCGAGAAGCTCGTCCTCGTCATAGCTGCCTGCCTCGGGGAAGTATGTAATTCCGCCGAAATCAGTTGCAGTAGCATTGCTCCAGAGAGCGTAGACGTCGTTCAGGATCTTCTGACGGAAGGACTCCGCTACCTTTCTGATGAACACATTGAAATCAACTCTGCCG